GCAATTAGAGCCAATATGCTTGTATCAGGCTCGGGCATACCCACGGGCGCGTACGTAGCATCAGTAACCGATGCCACACATTTTGAATTATCAGTGGCTACAACAGGTGGTTCTAAGAGTAGTCAAACGTTGACTTTCCAAACACCTGCGTATGAGATTTACAAGAAACCGAAGATGACACCAATGCCAATCCCACGAATGGGTCATCATTACGTTACACCGACGATGGCTATGCTACCGGGTCATTGGGCGCACCCCGCATACCAAGCCGTGTACGACTTACACCGTGCTTGCCGGTCATCTACAACACCGTTGTTGGAAAAACAACTGATGGATGCGCAAGGTAAGACGACACTCAAAGCATCTGTAGCATCATCTGTTACAGACCAATTCTCCGGTCACGACCCACCTATGAATTTTAGTTCTCTAACCGCCACACCATCAGGCCCAAGCGACATACACGGAGGTGCGTTTACCCTGATGTTTGAATCAAAGGTTCGACACGATGGATATGGAATTTTAGCATCTAAGGGACAAGCAGGTGTCGTCAATAGCAAGGGTGGACATACCATTGTTTTGGAAGCCGCCGCCAACTACACACTCGACAATCACTTCCCTGACCCATCTGAAGTTGGTGCATATCAAATCATCATACAGCCCAATCTACACACCTCACAACTAACAGGATTCCACGAAAACGGCGGTGCTACTGCTCTACCGGATGGGTCTGTCGAAGAACTCACCAATCAACAGGTTGCTTTGGTCATAGGTATGAAGCAAGCCGATAGCACACGTGGTGCTGTAGCACTTGTATTGGCTGAAGCAACGATGGCTGATGTGCGCGGGTGTGAGGTGTTCATCAACGAATTAATGATTGACCTTGACCCTGACCACGGTTCACAATTTACCAACATACCCCCTCTTCTCACGTACAACGCATTGGGTGTGCAAGGCACGGAATCACCTGCGTTTACACGCGCCAACTCATTCCCATATCATCCCGGTATGTTTGCAAACTCCACACCGGGTTACACAACCAACATCCCGTGGTGGTCAATACTTCACAAAGCCGGTATAGGAGTTGGTGTTGCTGATGCTGTGGGTCATAGGCATTTGTCGATATATCGCTTTGACGACTATTATCAATTTTGTAGAGCAAATTATGGTTCTATTTCATCTCAATTGACACTTGCGGGTTATCCGAGTATTTATCCTGATATTTATTCAAAAATATTGGAAAACAGAAGTTTGAATCCAAGTGCTGTAGTTACTGATATTGATGTAAACGGTAAATCAGCATGGACAACCAATTCCGCCTTTACACATATTCAAGTTGATGATGGTAGAAATTTCATAGAAGAACCGTATTATGGTCAAAAATTAGAGTATATTGATAATAATGGAAGAAGACAATCTAAATCTTACGTTATACGTAGTGGTATACAAGTAGGTGTAAAAAACACGGCTAACGTGTTTGCTATAGAAGAAATATCAGGTATCGACAAAGACGACCCCTTCTACGCTAATTTGGAAGTAGGTATGACGATACGTTTGACACGTGCGTATGATTTCAGACCAGCGGGTTCAATTTTTACTGATGCAAAAACAAGCATCATTACACGCACATTACCGCAGACGCTCCAAGGTAGTCGTGACACTAATTCTCTTCACATGGCCGATGCATTCCTTTCTCTTTGGCATCCAAATCTTGGTCGCCCACATACATTCTACAGTGACAGTGGTAGAACTTGGGCTACACCTACAAGCGACAGGGCTGTAGATGCAAAACCATACAACATGATGCCTGAACATTTTGAAACAATTCACTACCATGATGCAACGTATTATGCGAGCATGGGGCCATTTGGATTGCTTATTCAAACACCCAAACCATCGTATAGATACATCAATAACGCGGCTTCACCAACACTTGTAACAGGTGTAACTACAGCCGGACATATACACACAATTCAACATGATACAGTAAGTGCGGCTATTTCAATAGGCACATACGTTACTATCAATGGAAAAGCCGTTGGAACAGTGTACGCATCTACAACCACTCAAATACAAATTGCACAGCAGAATATACCAACAATCAATGTCGGTGACGAAATCTTTGTTGGTGGGGATGGTACGTTACTTGAGGGTAATGCCACACATGCAATCGGTGGGCTTGCATATCAAGGTGGTCAATTTGATGGAAGTGACGCGCAAACTCAAACTATGCTCAACAAGTTTTGGCCTTGTGGAAGTCGTGGTGGTCCTCTTGTAAGTCGTTTAGATGGGTATGCGTATGTATCTACAGCATGGACATATCCTGAACAATATGACTTCAATGCACCTGTTTGGTCAGACCAAGACGATGACGGTTCATACACTGTAGCAAGTGGCATTATCAAGGCAGATTATTCGTCTACTCATGATGGAGGAGGGAGTACACGTACATTCCCATTCGGTTACAGATATGGTTTGAGACAACCGTACAATCGTCCACAATGGAGCATGTACGGTGCGCGAGGATATATGGAATCGAGAGATAGTGGTAGCAGCGGCACTACATTCGTACGAGGTTACAAACACGGGCCACTTGTACAAGAAGAAACACAAACGTGGACATACACGGGTGGTTCCGGTTTGTCAAATGCGACTTACCCAAGCACATACGTTGGAATTATGGAAAGAAAAACCAACTTCAGTGGTATGCTTGCAGGTGATAAATCAGAATGGCAAGTTAGATACAGTGAAGGTCGTCGTATGACACGACCGTTTGGTTGTCCTGTACGTACTTTGAAGAACACAAATAACGTAGCGCGTGATTGGTGGGGAGAAGGTGAAGGTAAGAATCTACATACAATCGACCAAATTGCTGGCTACTACATTGTAGATTGGTGGGGCAACACACGAGGTGAAGATGTAAGACGATACCCTGTACGTGGTTTTGGTATCAGACCCGCATGGGATTGTGGTAACGCATACGAGTATGACCGCACCAATGGCCGCACACCATTTGAGCGAATACTAAATGATGAGAAGCCAATTTTCAACATGAAGAATGTTGTCGCATGGAACGGTACTACAGTGAGTGTGTCGAGTAACTACACACTACCACGATTTGGTGGCACTTTGAACGATGACAACAATAACAATACTGACAAATTGGTTGATGTTTTCGCACCAACACATTCGATGCGTATTGGAGATATGGGTAACGGGCGTGGTGTGCGTTATCCAACAATGTTCAACGAAGATGTGCTAACTGCACTTGACGAACCTACCCGCTCTACCGGTTTGGTGCTATCTCACAACACAGCCGAGCCTCCCGTATCTGATGGTTACATCAGACCGCGTGATGATGTGTTACAGGATGATGAAGTTACACGTGGTATAAGCAATAAACTCAACATTGCTGAAGATGGGTTGTTGAAACCCGAAGCGGTGGTTAGTGATAGAATTGAAACAGTGTCGGGTGTGTCGCCACACAAAGACCCGATTAGTCGTACTTCACCACGTATTGGTATAGATGCGGAAAACGACCAAGCCACTGAAGCAAATCTTGTTGTCATAAACACAGAAGCACACAGTCTTCATACTGACCGTAACGTAGGCCAACGAATCGTTATGGAAGGAGGTTTGCAATCAGGCTCGCAGACACTTGCTCACTACGACTTAACAGACCTTACCTTTGCAGGTCAACCACAAGGTGGTGTTATGCGCTTTAGTCACACCAATCCATTTACTGTGTTAGGTGGTACGTATGTAATGGAAGCACGTAACTACCTGAAGTATATAGACGATACAGGTTGGACAGCAATCCCAACATCGGGTATGGTTCTTTGGTTAAAGGCTGATAATTTGACACTTGCAAATGGGGCGGCTGTCACACAATGGAATGACCTATCGGGTAACTCAAGAAATTTCACACAATCATCGAGTAGTTTACAACCCTCATACGTTGCATCTGATTCAGATTTTAACAACATGCCTGTTGTCAATTTCGATGGTTCAGATAAATTGGCATACGATTTTGATGCTGGTTTAAATACTAACGAATTTACTATCTTCATTGTTACAGCCGTAAGTTCTGATACCGACGCTATTGAATCAATTATTGACAGTCGAAGCGCATCACCTGTGACACGTTCAGGTTTCAACTTCTACGCTGATATGAGAAATAGCGGTGGTGCAAACAATTGGGAGTTTTGGGTTGGAAAAAACACAGGATGGCAAGCAATTTCATCAGGTACAGATACGGCTTCCGTAAGTGGCGCTCCGTCACTTTTGGTTGGTCAAATCAGTGGTGGTGATGGTGCAGGTGCAACTGCTACACAATTATTCCGTGTCAACGGAACTCAAATTGGCACAGCCTCACCGGGTTTTTACAAATCTACAGCAGATGCGTCGCAGTTGGGTACTAATGCTACATCTTCATACCAATTAAATGGTGATATGGCAGAAATTATTCAATACAACCGCGCTCTAAGCACAGAAGAAATCAAACAAGTAGAAGCCTACCTCGCTACAAAGTACGGCATCAGCGGCACAGCCGGATTCAAGACAAGCAATCCGTATGAAACAGCGTCATTCCCCGCTGTCTTGGGACAAACAAACTTCGCTGACAAGAGTGTAAAATTCCTTGTACGGCCTGTACGTATGCTTGATTACAAACACGTTGAAATTTTCCGACCAAACAACTCACTACACAGTAGTTCACCACAGTATGGTTCAACTGCTTACAGTGCTACAGCAGGTGGTAAATACGGTGTATACGCATACGAAATGCCAAATGCTCGTGCATCATCTGTCTATATGCGAAATGCAAATCCTGACACAAATCCACCTTACGCACCTGTGTACAGAATCGTACCGGGTGTCAGCGACAGCGTACCTGTTGGTAAAGGACCGAAACTACTCGGTGCGGGTATGGCCGACTTCGATAAAACCACACTTGGTACAACCGTAAGTCGTTTGGTTATCAGTGAAAATACACTTCAACATCATCGTTCAGATGCTGCGCGACGCAAGACTGTTGTTGATGATGACGGTGTAGAAACACGTGTGGATTACAATGTACAACCAAGGTTCAGTCAGTCTCTCCATCCTAAAGGCCATAAAGGAGATGTGTCCTTCAATACATCAGACCACAGTGGTGATGCCGCATGATGCCGATTGATAGCGCTTGGGATTATCTTGAAAAGAAACTTTGTCCTGAAGGAAAAGCGGCAGCAAAACGTAAGTTCAAAGTTTATCCATCAGCCTATGCAAACGGTTGGGCTGTACAATACTGCAAGGGTAAATTCCGTAAGAAGAAGGGGAAGAAGAAGTGAAACTAAAACGTAAGTCTTGTTGTTGTGGTGGGACAGAAAAAACACCTTGTGTGTGCATGATGAAAGGTGTAATGAAATGTTCAATGAGCGCTCCTAAATGTCCATGTTATGCTTTACTTGATAAGCAACAAAAGAAAGCAAAGAAAATTTCTAAGATGATAGCAGTTAAGTGATATTATGACTGAAGTTCTTGTCCGTAAAAATTTGAACCGATGGTTCAAGGAAAAATGGGTAGACGTATCACGTAAGGACAAAGATGGAAAACACCCACCGTGTGGGCGTTCCAAAGCCAAAAAGGATAGCAAGGGTTATCCTAAATGCAGACCGAGTGTAAAGGTCAGTAGCAAGACTCCAAAGACAAGCGGTTCTATGACAGAAGGACAGAAGCGTGCCGCAACCAAACGCAAGCGTTCTAAGAAACAAGGAGTAGGTGGTAAACCTACAGTAGTAAAGATGGTCAGGGTGATTTGATGAATGATGAATTTTGCGATTGTTGCACTCCCGGTGAAATGGCATTTGAATTTTTGAAGGGGAAAAAGAAGAGTAAACCGTTCCACGGTTATAACCCCAAAAAACACAGTCGTAAAGGCGGGTTAAGTGCAAAAGGTCGAGCGCATTTCAAGCGGACACAAGGCTCAAATCTCAAACGTCCTGTAACCAAAAAGCCGAGTAAACTCAAACCCGGTGGTAAGGCAGCCGGTCGTCGGAAATCTTTCTGCGCTCGTATGTCAGGTGTGAAAGGACCGACAAGTAAGAAGGGTAAGTTGACACCGAAAGGTGCGGCGCTCAAGAGATGGAATTGTTAGTGATGCATTATGACACCGATGGACCGTGCTTGGGATTTACTCAAGATGCCTGTGTATGACACAGATGCGGGTGTGCAGTTTGTAACACGAGGTCAAGGTGAAAATTGGGCTGATGACCCCAATGTGTATGGTCGTGCGCCAAGCGAAGGTCCCATTGAAATGATGACACCTAACGAGTTCCTTCAATGGTGGGATGGTGGTGCGCTTTATGGCGATGAGGGGGCCAAAAAAACACCTCGACAATTAGGATTCGCAGAAGAACCTCATGGTTACAAGACGCGCTTTGATGAAGCAGAAAGCAACCCAAACATCAAGTTTGGTATGCCGTATCTTGGTTTTGTTGGGGATGACCCCGAACCATTGATTCATGATGGTCGGCATCGAATGGTTGAGTTGAAAGAACGAGGACACGGTGACACGCCCCTACCTGTGCGCGTGAATAGAGAGTGATTGGGATGACACTGATAACCGACACAGCCGTAGGTCGTTTCAGTACCGATGTCAATGAAGTCATGGACCACGTGCGTAAGCCTGTGTTCGTGGACAACGCTATACATCATGCACGTGTAGAGGTGGCTACAGACGGTAAGAACAAAGTCACTATAGAAAAGAACAATGCGACGACGTTCAAGGTTACACCTGAACGTAAATACAAGATTGTTGAAGGTGAATCATCACTACAAGTTACTCATAATTTAACGCCGGGTCACAGATACACAGGTAACCCGTTCTATAGCGATGATAAAATTTCAACCACCAATCAACCCGACTTGTTGTATAATGCAAGTGCATTGTCTGAAAGATTAGCACCAGCGGATAATGAATCAGCCACAATTGGTAGAAGTATGACATTACGCAATATGAAAAACAAGAGAGTATCTGACATTGGATTCAATGGTGATACAGTTTACTTCGCCAATCCGATTGATGTTGGTTTAAGAACTACAGATTTGGCTTTGGCTATGGGGAAAGGAACAAACGGCGACAACATTTCTATCAATATCGGACCACCTCTTGCTGCTACCAATGCATCACAAGGTCGTCGTCATCATTCCACACGCTATTTAGCACGTGATTTTAGGAATGTTAATCTCGGTACAGCGTTGAAATTTATCTCAAGACACGATAAGCGTATGACGTTGTTTGATAAATTTGGTAACTTGATGTACATACCAATGAAATTCGGTGATTCCGAAAAAGTTGTGAATAAAAATTATCGTATAGGTGACGTACAAGAAGACCCTATAGATGACATGCCAAACAGAATACTTATCGAGGGCGCATCAAGAGCCTTGAACGACACAGCACATGCGATAATCAACGATGCAGAAAAGCAAGCGGGTGCTGAAGGTACGTTGATAGAACAAACATCAGCAATCAAAGACATTACCGTAAACACCAAGCAAGGTGCGAAGAGATTAGGGCGGCAAATTCTCTTAGCAAATGCGACACAAAAGGGCCGTGTATCATCCAATGGTCACCCGAGACTCACAAATGTAAGACCCGGTGATACTTTATTCTATGACGGGACAACAAAAACTGTGATGGAGGTACGTCACAATTTACCCGAAGCGACAAGCGACCTTGTATTAATGAACATCGACACAGGGCTTGAAGGTGTAATATCTGATGTAATGGAGGGTATGGTCATCGAAGATACAAACACAGCACCCGATACTATCGTACAAAAACAAACAGTAGACTTGTCGTTTTTTGGAGAAATCAAACTTTTGTGTACACTTAATATCCAACAAAGAGAGGTTGGTAGGAGTGCAATGCTCTTGGGTGGAACGAAAGGAACGAAGACAAGAGGGAAGATTGGCGGCAATGGTTTAGGTTTGGGTGCTGTAAAACGCGGTGTAATCAATATCAATAAACAAATAATACCGGAGGAACTCTAACATGCCTGTTTCTAATCATCTACGTAGATTGTTGGTCCAAACAATCGCTGACAATATCAACGAAGTTACTCTCGGTTTCGACGGTACTACTGCTACATCATCTGATGGTGCGGCAGGTAGACCTGCTATCACACTCACGCCTACAGTCACAGTTATTGACGATGATACGGTATTGGTTGAAGCCGTACTCCCATTTGCTGATTCATTCGATGAAACTATCAAGGAAGTCTATGTCCAATTCCGTGGGGCAAGTAGTTTTACACCCATCGGTCGATTCACAACTCGCCCTATCACAAAAACCACAACCAATGAATTGGTAGTTCAAATTACAATCGAGGTGGCATAATGGCAGGTAACCCCCTATCAGGACATACAAACGCGAACATGACCCTTTCCGGTTCTGCTTCAGCGGTAGACAAACTCATTGATGGGTCGCACATTCTATCACCCTCAATTACCAATCTCTACGAAGGTGTACATGGTAACGGAATTCTGTTGCTCCAAGATACAGCATCAGGTGACAGTAACAGGAGTGTGCCTGAAGATTTACCCGGTGTTGTAGAGCAACAAACAAACGCATACACTGTGAGAATTACAGGCGGTCACTGTGTTATTGATGGTGTTATCTACACCTTTGCTAATGGACCCGGTAGTTATGTGGACATGTCACTCACCAACAGTGATGGAAAGACCGGTAGCCCTGCCACTTTGTCGAGTGGTCAAGAGGCTCTTTGTGTCGTGTATGTGGCTTCTGATGGTAGCGGTGCATCAAAGAATGTGTTTTGGGAAATGGGTACACCTGTGACTACAGCGAGTAACACATACCCATCAGCACCTGTATCATTCCTCAATGCACCCAATGCATCACTGACGGTCAAGCAAAGCGTTGTCTTGGCTGTTTTGCGTGTTGTGTACGCATCAGGTGGTGATTACAATATCAGTATATCAGAAAGTAACGATAAGCGTGTATTCCTACGCCCATCGCCAATTTACTTTACACCCGTTACTTCGGGTGCGGTCGGAGCGACAGCAGCCGTTGATAGCCACACTGACCTTGATGCTCTACACACGGGTGCAGCACAAGCAGCAGATTTCACAGCCTCTACGTTGGGCGGTCTATGGCAATCTTTCGGTGACCAAATCAGTAGCACCACAGCGGGTGACAACGACAAAGACGTTCTCTATTACAGCGCCACACACGCTGCGAGATTTACAAGGTCAGTCTTTGACCGTGTGCTTACGAGTACAGCCACATCAATCGACCTAACAGCGGCTGATGCGAACATTCTTGTTTTGAATCCCGGTGGTACATTCGCTGTTACTACAAGCGGTTGTTTCCCCGCCGGTTACGTCATCGAAATAAAGAACACACACGCATCAAATACAGGCACATTCGCTTTGACCAATTCGACTACATCAGCGATTGGTGACACAGGAGATGCTGATGGTGGGTACGCACGATTTGTTTGTACTGTAAGTCACGCATCAGACCCCACTTTCGTTCGTCTTCAGTGATGAGTCGGGCCATACATGGCTACACTCTTTGCACATGAGAAGCATGATACGTTCTTTCTCACCGTCAAGAAATCGTGCTGATAACCTACGGGGTATGTGGTTGTGTCCACAGCGACGACACTTGACTTTTAAGCGCTCAAGCAATCGACCCATGTTACTCATCCTTCTTAAGTGAAAAGAAGGCGTATACACTGTACGTCATCCATGCCAAATATCCCACGCTGAATACCGTAAGGAATGATATACAACCTGCACCTATGATGTAGGTAATATCATTCATCATTCCACCGGCCTTCGCCCGATAATGTCGTCAATACGTAGGATTGCGTTGGTCACCTCGGTTGCGCTTAGGACCGCTTGGCGCACAAGTTCTGCGGGTTCGACCACACCGTGTTCCGCCATGTCTGTAATACCACCTTCGTTCACATCAGGACCCATAGAGGTGCTACCGTTGAGAACAGCGTGGCGCATAGCCAATACTGTGTCAAGCGGGTCATGCCCTGCGTTCTCCGCGATGGTAGCCGAGATAGACTCAAGCGCATCAGCGAATGCTTCAATCGCCATCTGTGCGCGACCACCGATAGATGCCGCACGTGTGCGTAGATGTGATGCCATAGCCACGTAAGCCGAGCCACCACCATACACCGCACCACCGTTGTTGAGAACGAGACTGACAACACCAAGTGCATCATCAAAGCCGCGCTCTACTTCATCGAGTGTGGTGGTTGTTGCACCGCGTAGGATGAGGGTGGACTCTTGAGAATCCGCCGCTTCAGAACTATCAACAAACAAATAATTTACATCATTGTGTTTCTCAACACGAATTTCTAATCCATAATTGGCGTGAAGTCCTTCGGGTCGATGGTGAACTTCTACACCAAGTGCATTACTCAAAGCCTTCATCGAACTTTCAGGTAGTCTTTGGACTACTTGAACACCTTTGTCACGAAGATATGCTGACACACTTTCGGCTACACCGTCACGAACAAACAACACACCTGTAGCACCTGTATCTACTCTAAATGCTGATACGATTTCTTGTGCAAGTGTGAGTAAATCATTCTTGCCCGAATCCTTGAACGATTGATATGTCTGTGCATCCAATTGAACCTGCACGTTGTTGTCGTTCTTTTCGATTTCTAATCCCGTGTTCAGTAAGGCGAAATTACCTCCCGACAATTGGAAATTGTCTTTGGAACCACCTACAATGTCCTTGTTCAGAACCACACCTCTGTACAAGTATGAGTCGTCAATAGACCCGCCCGGTAGCGATAGGACACGCACGTTGTCTGCGTTACCTGCCGCCGTAACTGCATCTACACACAGTTGCGATACTGTATCAAGTGACGTTTCAAGCGTCTTACCTGTGATGGCTGTTCGTGCTACTGCGAGCGGTTCCGCTTCAGTCGTCAATTCTTTCAGGTATTCAGTCGCCACTTGTGACGCTTCGTGATACCCACGACAGATGACGTTGGGGTGTAGCCCCTTCTCAAACAACATCTCACTGTTGGCGAGCAGTTGCCCTGCAAGCACCACAGTTGAAGTCGTGCCGTCGTAGCATAGACTCTCTTGCATCTTTGCCACTTCGACAATCATCTTGCCACCCGGATGAGCAACGTCTAACTCACGTAGGATGGTTGCACCATCGTTAGTGACTATCACGTTCCCGCCCCCGTCTACAAGCATCTTGTCCATGCCCATAGGACCGAGGGTTGTCTTCACCGTATCTACAATCTGCCGTGCCGCACGAATGTTGTGCGTCTGTGCATTCTTCTTTCCTTCTCCTTCATTCACCATTCTACATCCACCTCAATAATTGCGCCGGTTTCCAAGCACCGGCTTTTCACGAATCCCTCATCAAGCCCGTGCTTGTATAGGTCATACGTGAGTTGTGCATCAGACAAGCAATACTTTGCTACGTCATCAAATTGCCCGTTGCGCCATGCGAGTGGCGCGTCGTGGCTTGTCATCAATTTCTCTCCACCGAGAGTTGCTTTGACGAGTGTGTTCAGGGTAGTGTCGCACTTGACACCACCCATCAGCGTTACCGCCTTTTGGAATAGGTTCTTTGTATCGAGGACTGAATCAGCCTTGCCGAGTAGGTCACCCGCCGTCCAACAGTCGAGCGCGTCACGAAGCACAGGTAGGTCGAAGCCCTTGATGTTGTGTCCGAGGATGCGGCCACCCTTACTGATGAAGTCTGTTAGGTCGTCACCCAATGTACGCGGGTGTAGTTCCTTGACTGTTGCATCAATGTCGAGTGCCTTGTTACAATACACATTACCGGTGGTCCCGTCCCACGTAGCCACCACTGTTGGTTCAAACAACGAAGTCTTGTCCCATCCTCCTATCTCATAGGAGTAGTTACCCGTTTCAATATCAAGTGCCATTATGTCAGTCACGACGCTGCCCCCTTCATACGAATGTATACTGTACTCCCATCCTTAGTTGTTGTGAACATGTCAGCCGCGTACTGCTTGAAGTGTCTGTCAGTCGTGGCTGCCGCGCATCCCTTCAGTGCTTGGTATGTCTTGTAGACAATGGACTTACGACGCCATCCGGGGCCTCGCCCATCAAGGTCATACTCACCACAGTCTTGGTATGCCTTCTGCCATGTCTCCTTGTACACGGCCATTTCAGACGCCTTCATACCCACATCGACTTCATCTTCAAGCCATGTAATAAGGTTCACGAATAAGTCGTAGAGAATCTCGTGTGCCATATCCACATACTCACCTTTCACTTCCCACGACTCATCGAGCATGGCAATGTGCATAGAGAAAATGCCGAGGTAGTTTTCAATACCGGGTGTGAATGATGCAATCACTTCCGAGAGTGTGGGGTCCATCTTACCCACAAGTTCGTAGATTTCATCAGCCGCTGAATGTAGAGCCGCTTCGTAGTTCTTATCGCATGTGAATGCATCCCACATACATGATTGAATCAGGTCTTCTTGACCTTCTCGTGTGAGTGTGTCCCATTCTACGAATGATGTTTTTGTCAACTCAAGCACACGATTGCGCAAGCGAAGATTTAGATTTTTGAAGTAGTCGTACAAATCTTCCTTACTCATGGAAGCCTTCTCGGGCTTTTGGAAGAATGTAGATAGACGAGCCTGACTCACTTTGTGGCGCTGTTCCATATCCCAATCGCCCCAATACAAGAGTACACGTTGGAAGATACCTCGTGTCAATACATACTCCTTAACACCCTTTGGTGGGTATGTTGTAATCCACATCGACACAAGCGATTCGTTTTCAATCGTACCGTCGCGCATGTGTTTGACCAATTTATTGTTCTCTGTACCCACAGGGTTACATGCACTTTGTAGATACAACACAGTCTCTTGACTGAACTTACCGGGTGTAAGTACAATACTCCCCTCGTCAAAGTTCAAAGCCTTGCGCCCTGCAAGAAGACCTTCTTTCTTCACCTTCTCAAAGGTCTTGTCCTTACCTTCACCCACTTCAACTGTGTCCCATGAACCAATCAAACCTGCATCTGTACCTGTGGTATACATTGTATGTGGAATCTCCACGTTATTCAATACATCACCAATGAAGTTCCATGCGATAGATTTGCCTGACCTTGATGGTTGAATCCAAAATACGTGTACACGAGGGTCGAGGTAACCGTCACCTGTAGGAAGTCGCACATACTGTACAGCAATCTGTCCTTGAACGAAGAAGAACGAAAGGAGTCCGGGGATTGCGTTATCCATAGACGTACGTTCAAAGTGTTCTAAGTACGCTTTCAGTATGGGGAAGCGTTGTACCGCTTCGTATTTCTCATAGTCTGTGCTTGTGCTTGCCATATCATCGTCACCATCCATTCATTCTTAGTTGGTTTATATATCAAATTCGATATACCATACCCCGAGTAGCCACAGGAGAGGACTCCAACATATCAATATATCTCAAAGGACATTGAGATGTCGTGAGAAGAACGTATATAAGCCCCCATAATTTTATTTTATGCTGGTTTATATACTGTATATCAAATCTCATAATATCTCATACCCCCTCTTATTCTTTTGAGATATATTTCTCATAATATAGATATAACACATGAGATATGTGAGATATGAGATATTACCTACGGACCCTGCGCTCAATGCGTACAGGTTCTTCCGAGGTCAACACATCTACAATACGCCCACGAAGTGTTTCGCCTAACCCTTTGATTTCTTTCAGTGATTCTCTGTGGCACATCTCTTCAATGCTACCACACTTCTCTAACAAACGGTCAGCCGCATCATTACCTATGCCGGGTATAGTAAGAAGAAGGTCGTGTCGTAGGTCATTGCTTGCAACTCTACGTAGTGATTGCGCACCGTGTCGTGATGCGGGTTTCTGAAGTTTATCATGTAACTTGACAATGAACTGTGCTGCTTCACTTGTATTGTTTGTATAGAATACTTGGCATTCAAAGTCACACATAATACGTGCGATAGTACCGGTTAGTTCATTTTGTATTCTTGAATACGTGACCGGCTTACCGTTCTTCTTACACATGGCTACATACTTGTCGATACCCCCATGAATGACTAAGAAGAAGCGTTCGTAGTTTGCATCCATGTTGTCAAGTTGTCTCCATAGATGACCCGAATGTGATGATTGAAACAAGTCAGTAATACTCTTCGCTTCCACGAGCGCACCACCAAGTAAGTAATCACCTACTACCAATGGGCGACGTACAATATGCATCCCCATCTTCGCAGCCCTTCGTTCTATAGAGTCACACAGTGAGCCACGTTCGTTGCTGTCAATAATCAAATCTGCTTTCTTCATTTCTTTACCCACCTACCATGCATCTTACAGTAATCAGAATCTTCGACTTTCCATTTCTTACAACGTGTACCTCTTTTTTCCGGCGCTGTGCGTACAGTGTTATCACGTATGTATTCACATCTATGTTCGTCGGGTGGTGTCTTGTTGTTACATGCACCACATACTTGGAAGCCTCTCAATGCTTTTTTCTTAGCACCCAAAGGTTTGCCACATATCTTACAATTCGCATGTAACGTATGAATGGTCAAATGAAATCACCTGACCCATCGTAGTATTTGCATTTGCCCAAACAATACCCTTCAGCATAGAGAGTAGCACATGATGCATGATTGTAGCCTTTGTTTACGATGCTTGCGACCTGTTCCTTGGTCTTCTCTTCATTGTAGTCAACCCAACCTTGGGCTGCGCATATACCTGAAATCTTCTCAATGTGAGATTGTTTCTCGCTGTCGGAAATTGTATAGTGTGGAAAAAAAAATCTAAGTCTATCAGCAAGGTATGATGCGAAATGTACACGCGCACGATGTGGTGGATTCCCTTCACCCATAGCAGCCTGTGCGAGACAGGGGAGAACATGAATATCTTTGAGAGACACAGTGGGTACGTCAACAGATTTGATTTGTATAGGGGCCATAGGTTCAGTTGAAACGGCCAACTCAATCGGTGTCTCACCCAACGTCACGTAACCCGAACGCTGTGTTTGACCCAACTCCATCAGACCATTGTAATCCAATGACAGGAGTTCATTTGAATTTAGAGGTATAGTCCACGTGCCGCGTTTGGAATTGTATGAGTTTGGTATACGTATCATACCCGCCATGTCAAAGGCCACTGTGGGGTCATTACACGACAGGCTGAACATACTGTCCCACTTGTTCAATAGTTTTCTACCCGCGTGTTTGATTCTTGATACCATTGAACCTGTGCTTGGTGTAAGCGATTTCTTCAATGGAATCCACACGTGGAAACCACCACCTGTAAACCAAACATGATGTTTGATACCTTCTTTCAATAGGTATCGGTGCAACTTCTTTACTTGTTCATGTGGTACATGGAACGGTACATCTATCCCTTTCTTTCTGAAGTCCTTACAATCAAAGTCCATGACGAAGTGATGTATGATAGGTGTCACGTAATCCACACGATGGTGCTTTGGTGCTTGTGTGCCTCTGTACCCATAAGCGGTAAAGTACACATCACCACTCCCATTCTTTCCTCTCCAATAGGATTCAAGTTCTTCTTGATTTCTGACGATGCGACGATAACCCCTTGACCCATCCATGCCTGATAGTTCAAGCACTTCACGTGGAAAGTCAATAGGGATAAACACCATTCAAATCACCTTTGTCATGTCTTCAAGAATCTCTTCATAGATTTGTGTCACGTATTCGTCTGTGAGATAACGTGGGTTCACAGTGTAGTATAGATACTTGTCTGCTTGATTTTCAGGTTCACCCACTTCCAAATCAAAATAATCACCCAATGTTGATTGCGTGTATTCCCTCCTTTCCCAACGCTTTTGTCCAAGGCGCATGGTACGTACCTCTATGACCCAACGTTGGGAGTTTTCGTTGTGCGAAATCGCATCAACAATATCTTGTAATACTTTGGCGAGAAGTATTCTAATCGTATTTACAGGCGCATGTGTGTGTTTTATTTTATCAATATTCATTTTCCTTCCTCCAATTCATATGGGATTCCTGTAAAACGTTGGCATACATCCACGTAGGAACACCAATCGCATTTTGATTTTAGTCCCTCGGGTTGATTTTTTGTACCCCATAACATCAATTCTTTGTCAGAAGGTAACGGGAAGTCATTGTCAATATGTGCTTTCACCAATCTTTGAATAGATTTCATTACACTGTCGTCAACTTGCCTCCCTGCGTTTACAGATTCGTAATGTATAGATGGCCCAATCCCATCTTTCATACCACCACCGGGGAACTCCCACCCCCAATGTGTAATAGGCAAATACTCGTAGTGTGCGCTATGTTCAAGCATCATACGATAGAATTGCATTTCTTTTCGCATAGACGAAACTTTGCTTTTCTTGTACTTACCCGTCTTCAATTCCATGAGTGCAAAACCATCACCCTCATCGTTTGGGAAGATGGTATCAATGTAACCCCTTGTGTGTATAGGCACTAACTCACCATCAATGTCTATCATCATACGCGCATGGATGTTTGCTTCCACACCTATGGGCTTCCAACCTTTACCTTGAGTATACTGATAACGATTGAACTGCCAATCTACCCATTGTCTGATTTGTTCTTCTTCACCAAATTCAAATGGTGTAGGTGGCTTGGGTATCACATCATGCATGATAGCCCTCGCTTGTTCTGTAGAATTGGATTTCAATGCCATATCAACAGCATCAAGTTCTTTACCGATATGCTCCCAAAAATACTCAACAGCATCGTGGACATTTGAACCACGTGTGGCATCGTCACCACCAAAGTCATCTAAGCGAGCAAAGTGTCGTAACCAATATTGCATCTTGCACCAACCAAATGTATTGAGTGATGATTTTGTGATACGTAGAATCTCTTCATCGTGGATGGCAGGGTTCCAATCGTAACGACTTTGTTTGTATGAATCATACATTTCCTTGTCGCCTGTTGTTTCAAGGTACTCTTCAATTGTAGGTCGTGTGTCTTCAGGACCCTTCGGGTTGTATCTCATACAGATTCATCCTCCATTAACAAGTCTAAATTGTGGTAATACTCTTGGGTACTCTTGAATAGTAATGCCGGGTATACATCCCACACCGTACCATTTTCATTTGCTATCTGAAATTTCTTTCTTTTCTTTCTAAGAATACTACCTTTATGCACGACTCCATCGCCATCTTTGAATTGCACTTCATCACCTACATAAAATTGTTTTTTATACTCCGTAACCGCATCATCTAAGAATGCTGTTACATGAATTTGCACATCTAAGAGGTCAACCAAATCAAGTGTTTCAAGATACTCGTCAAGAAACTCTGCTATGTGTTGTTTCATTCCTTCGCCCCCTTTTTGATTTCCTTCATCTCGTCAATCGTAATCGGTGTGTAACAAGAGATGCAACGCATGAAGTGTTCAGACACAGCCTTCTTGCCACAGTGTGGACAATCATACATGGTCGATAGTTTGCTACTCATTCGCCACACCCCTCGCACTTGAACTTTGAAAACTGTCTACGACACACAGGACACACGGGTGTGCCTTTCAGCAACATCGTATCTCTCGGTCCTTGCCAACCGCAGAAGCATTGTTCAATCTTCATTCTTCCTCACCCTCCTTGTAGGTCTTACAAATCATAGAGTGGTTGAGCATAGGTTGGTAGAGAACTTGTCGGCCACAAATGTTGCAAGCCCAAGTCCCGAAGCCCTGTGACTCAAAGCGGCATTTGACTTCACTCATTCTTCCTCACCTGACCCATCATACATGTCGTCGTAAGTACGTCTTCCTGTATGTTGTAACCTCATCACATCAGCGACTGTGTAATCCGAACGAACGAATCTCGGACTCTTGTTCATGTGATTCACAATCGTTTGTAATGATACACCATCTTGTAACATCATTGCTATCTCTTTCATTCTACCCATTTCTTTCAACCTCCATATCAATCAACTTCTGTACATACACTGTAGCGTCCATGAGTTCTTCTTGTAAATGTGTAAGCCATTCAAGCATGTTCAGGTCCTCACGTTCCATAGTAACTCCATACTTACTTTCGCCCTTGGCCGAACGCATCATGATTTTCTTACACACTATCTCTTCAATCTTACTCATTGTTCTCACATCCTCTTTCTTAGTTGGTTTATATATCAAAATCCATAATTTTTCGGGGTGTGGATAGACACCAATTTATCCAAATCCCATTCAAGTGTTTGGTAAACTTTCTTCAGTTTGTCCGACAACAACTTTTCCAATGTGGTATACCAATCTATAGAGTAACCATCCAACTCATCAGGCTCACGATAAGCCATGTACTTGGTCGCATTACGATTGTCGGGTACTCCATCAACAAACACCCACGGCACACTCTCGCCTACACGGAACGGTTGCTTGCAGTACATACTGTGATGCATGGCTGCTCTCACTCCGTTACCGGGTTGCACGTATTCATTGAACGCCATGTTCAAACGTGTGGGAGTTGTAATATCAGACAAAGGTGTTTCGTGTTTGATAACTGAATTGACAATTGGGCGTATCACCGTAAACACATCATCCTCATCACCACCATTAGAGATGATTTCAAACGCCGTCAACTGTACACGTTTGGTAAGCGGTGCAGCGTTTGCTGACTTGGCTTCAAACCCTGTAATCTTCATCTTGCCCTTGTCCTCGGGTGGATATGACATAGTTCCAAAGTTCATGTTCGTGCCTGTGGCTGTCCAATATGGGAAGTACCCTTCCCATTCCACATCAAGATACTTCATTTTCAAATCATTGTGTGACACATCTGTGAGGTACTCCGCCAACCACTGTGCTTTGTCTTGTGGTACTGTAACGTATACAGAATCTGTGTGACCGGCAAGTGCTTTGTACCCTAACTTCTCACTTTCCATGACAAGCATAGAGATGGCCTCCCTTCCTTTGTATGTGATAGAACGTGCTATGTCGTAGTCTGTCCACATACCTGCGAACTTAGCAGCACCACAGTACCCGTAAATTGCATTGACCGCGACCTTGGTAGCAGATTGTAACATGTTGAATGCAAGTTTCTCATCATCAGATGTGGCTGCTTTCATCAAACGTTTGTACTCCTTTCTAACTATGAGCATCTCTTCAACCACAGATGGGAGTAATCCCTTTTTCGTTTGGTCCCAATGTGTACCATTGCCGAGGGACAATATACCCTCACCCGGCCCATCGCGTTTTGTTGTCCAACAGAAGTTACCTGAAAGAATGATGTTAGGATATAGAGAAGCGAAATCCAACACAGCCACACCTTCGTGTCGTCCCGGTATAGCGGGTTTCACCCACCCACCGTCTAACTTCGGCCTTTCCATGTTGAATATAGATGGGGCTTTGAGTTCGGTTCTTCGCCCTATCAAGCCACGGAAGTATCTACTTACTTTGTGAGTGCTGTTGAATGCTACACCACATACATTCTGTAGTGCCAAATGAAATGGGATGCAGTTCAACTTCTCATCACACTTACGTAAAAGGGATGTGTCAATCATACAGTAGTCAACGTAATCATCGAATCGCTCATACCAACCTGTATACACATCCATCTCCAACTTACCACCGAAGCCGAGTTCATTGGCTATCCAATCCAATTTACGTGAGGGCATCTGACCCTTGCCTGACTTTTGCCACACACCTTCAAACCCACTCCCCGTCTGCCATCTTGCGCTTGTATCAAACGTCAGTCTACCACGTATGGGTTGAGCAGTAACCCTGTAGTCATTCGATTTCTTACTCGGTCTGATGATTTCACCAAGTGGTGACAAGCGCTTCGGATTATCCAAACGCCGCATCAGATGTGGTAAGTCGGCCCACATGATAGCATGGGCAACAAGAATGTCAGGATTGCATACATCCATGTGGTCAAGGAATGCATTGTGCATGTCTTGCTCGTTGTTGAAGAGGTGGAGTTCGTAACCACCATGAGGTGTCTTGTTCTCATCGTTGTATCGTACTCTGTCAATCCATTCTACAGAATGCTTTGGTCCATCTTCTTTCCAAGCGAAAGTGATACACTTACCATGTGTATCATCAATAGACATTACAGTAGTAAAGTCATCTTCAGGGTCCCACTCCAAATCGAAATACCAAATCCGTGGTTTGAATACAGGTAGTTTGTCAGGATAGAGTTGAAGGAGAACTTGGTCAATGTATTGCACATCAGCCTCGTACGTGAGTAGAGGATAATCGTTTTTGATTTCCCATAGGTCATTCGGTTTTTCTACTTCCAACTTCCAAAGATGCTCACCATCAAGTCCCATAGCCGTAGTATTACGGTCTATAGACGCCATAGGATAACGACGAAGTAAAGCGATACGCTTCCAATCGGGTATTGATTGTTTCACCCAACAGAATGGTGCGCACCATTCTTCATCATCAGGATGAATGTGACGTTCGATAAGTACACCATCTTCACCACGTGTGCGTAGATACAAAGATGGTCTTTCGTCTGATGATGAATGGTTGTAATACCAATCAATTATCATTCTGCCACATCCACAACCATGAGTGTAGTATTGTCTTGTTCAAATATGACCAATGTGTTATCGCCCATGTGTACATTTGTTGTTTGTTCTTCAAGATAAGAGAGACACTTCGGCAACCATTCACCAAATTTAGATTGTACAGTAGTGTTAGGTCCATCGGTATTAGACATGGGGAGTGTGGTAAACAAACGACCTGAAGCCATCTTACCGGCTACCAAACCAAACTCTTGTTCACCGGGGTGCATACGCAGTACGAAGTCCGACTCTTTCGATACCAACGAACTCATTTCATTCAAGGCTGTTAGGTCAGTTGCATCAATCGTACCATGTGCTGTGAGTTTGATACCTGAATTTCCAAACACCGTGTAACTTGTATCGGCTGAAAGTTTCATCAACTTCTTGATGATAGGTACTTTACTCGCACTCAAGATATTGTTCGTAGATGGTATCTGTAACTTGTTCCCACCACTTACAATGTGAAGTGGTTTATCTGTAGCCGTTTGACGAATTTCTATGTGTTCATTCTTTGATGCTTTGATGAACTTCAGTGCTTTCTGTAGGTCAGCGATATGCAAAGTCCCACTTTCCGTGACGGTGGCAGGGAGAATCTTTCTCATGTAGTATGAAGAAAAAGCAATTTCAGCACACGCACAATTATTCTCACATACAATACGCAAGTCAATCAAGTCCTTACCAAATGATAGCAAGAACTTCTGTATGTCCTTCTTCGATACAGTTACTTTTGTCATTCAATCATCTCCGTAAATGTTCAGGTGGGGGTACACACAAGAGGTACGAAACCAAAACCCCTTTTTGGTGTAGTTGGAAAAACCCAGTCTACGTGTGTTTTACAAGATGGAGCGAGGATAATGGAAGTAATCCTTGTTTATCTTGCCACCAAAAACCCCCTTGAACATCATAGTGAACCGTCGTACAGTTCCGGTAATCCTCTCCATTCAGCCTTTTCTCCGGCCTTTGTAATCAATACAGTCCGACGTTGCATAAGCAAGTCGGGTGCTGTCTTGCTTTTCTCAAATGATACGACGAACTCACTTCGTGCAACCTCACCGTCATCGCCCAATGTGTCAACACGTTCACACATCAGGATAGTCGGCAAGCGATTGCCTGTGGACTTCTCCCAATCGGGTCGCCACTTGGAATTCTTTTCCCCATCACCCCATGAATAGTTCGTCTTCTTTAGGTGTGTTTCCCAATAGACTCTCACACCCAACTTGACAAGTTTCTGACATAGGAATGTGAGTTGGTGAAAGCGAGTCTTTCGCATAGCCCAATCCCATTGTTTGTCTACACGACTTGCATCACCTGCACCACGAATATCCGCTGCTTCGATTCCATCCTTCGCCAAACCCAAGTCTGTGATTCTCATGTTGTTCACACAGATTTGGTCCCAATAATCTACACCTGAAACAAGCAGACCCCAAATCCGTTGTCCGTCATATTCAGGGTCAAGTTGCTTTTGAGCAATGTCAATTGCGTACTTGGTAATATCAAGCACACGCTTGTGAGTCGCAGGGTAATCGTTAGCAGTACGCTCACCTACCTGCATCACCCAAGGGTCGAAATTGACAATGGTTCTGTCTTCAGGATAGATAGCATCGTGTAGCATCATCACACCTGAATCGAAATCCATTGACCACAACTCATCCTTTTCAGTACGATGTGGGTCTTTCTTGTATGCGTCAAGCACGAGTGCAGATTTACCTGTACCATCATGACCTGCCAAAGCGATAAACTGATGTGAACGTGGTCGTACACTCTTCAATTGATTACGCTCTTTGGCAAGAGATGCGAATACATCTTCCGCCTCTACCTGCTTTGAAGGCGCTGCCTTCTCCGCTTGCTTGTCCATCTTGTCTTGCTTTGCTGCTGCTCCGAAACCTGCCATATTCATTCCTCCTTGTCTACAATTTTGATGTTAAACGATGTAATCCCTTTCCCATCGTCTGAATTGATTTGTAAGTCAACTTTCTTACCTTCAGGTAGATTTGCTAATGCTTCATCTACTTCGGCCTGAACAAATTCCCACGGTATGTGAGCCATCACTCACCACCTTCCTTGAATTGGTCCACGCTTGTGTCACCACCACCGATGCGACGACGCGCACGGCGTGGGTCTGCGTAGACACCATATACGTTCATGCGAGGTGTGGACTTGCCATCCTTGACGCGCATACCAATACGTCCGAAGACGAGAACGGTGCTACGTTCTGCATAGGGGATGGCTTCTTCGCCCCAACCTGCCATGAATGGTTCGCCACCACGCTCGGCGGCATTGGAAATCCAACAAGTGATTTCATCACTTAGTGTGGTATTGGTGAGTGACATAGAGAAGGTGTAACCCTCTTGGTCATAGTCACTCTGCATCGGCTCTGTAGACATACGTGACACTGTACCCTTCGTAAACACAAGAGGACCGGCACGACCCTGTTGACCATCACGGCCCTCAAAGGTACGGCTTCGTGTATCATACGCTTCAGCCAATTCAGCAAGTGGTACATACATACCATGACCGTTACCGTTGCTGTCTACAAACGCTTCCGATGTGTCCATCCACATCTTGTTGGGATGTACAAGATGACGCTCTTCATCATCCAAGAATGCATCTGTGTATTCGATGCTTTCAGCAAAGTTACGGTTGGTCTGAAGTACATCCTTCAGATAGTCAGGTGCATTCTCACGAGGCAATCGAACCTTGATACGACATGGGTGACCGATTTGATACACAGCATCGGCGTTTTCATCCGTTACATCCAAACGCCAAAGTTCCAACTTCCCATCCATGAAGTCCTTCTCATTGTTACCGAGGAACCATAGGTATCGGCCCATACGTGTAGAACTGTAAGCCTTGCGACCGTTCTTTGATACGAAAGTAACCCACTTCCCATCAGCACGGAAGGCAAAGGGCGGGGCTTCACTCGTAGGAGTGTCGGTGTCTTGTGCTTCTTGGTCCGTGTGTAGACGCCAATTCGCTAACTTTCCATCAGCACTTGTATCAGTATACACACCCAAACGACCACTCTCAATCATTTGTGTTGGGTCGTCAGTGTACTGCTTGATGTACATGGAACGAAGGTTCTCAAGTCGGTCAACCTTCTTGTCACCTACACCAATAATAGAACCGAGGAAAGTCTCCCCACCACCGCCACCACTACCTGTGCTGCGGTCAACGATGAATGCAGACTCGGACCAATCAATAAGCAAGTCCTCGTCTTCACTGTAAGGGTCATCACATTCGTGATTTGTTTTGATGTACTCAATGTACCGTGCTGTAACTTCTTCAACTGTCTTGTTTGTACGTTCTGCTTGTGCTGTGATTCGCTGCATGACACCTTCGGGTAGAGTCTTACTCACCTCTTCAGTCGCCTCTTCAGCGTTGTCTGCATCAACAAACTCATCTTCTTCATTCCATTCTTCACTCATTGTTTTCTACCTCCAATTTTGTTTTCAAGCGGCCCACAAATACATCAATATACGCTTCCGTAGAACCGGGCCAATCGTATACGCGCTCCATCATATCCCCCCATACGGAGAGAACGGAGAATACTGTGTCGCAATCGTTGTCAAAGTATTGACTCATCTTGCGATGGAAGTGGTTCATCATACTCATGCGGTCGCCATTCGACTTCAGGTATGTCTTAAGGTCGTCGCGTAGGTCTAACCAATTGTTGTGGATGACCGCTGCGAACGGGTCTGTATCATCAACAGGTTCCTCACTTGGTGAGCCACCCGCCTGTAGGAAATTGACGGCGGCTCGTAGGTCGCCATTGTGTTGTAGGACAATCTTCTCTAATCCCTTTCCTTTGAGGGTCTGAACAGCCAACACATCCCACGACGGCGGATATTCCCCACTGATACCAGAGTCACCTGCGAAGATACGTTCCAAGTGCTTCGCACCATCAGCAGGTGACACTCTATCGAATGTGTAGATATTACACCGGCTCTTGATAGCCTCACGAATCTTGTCGGCGTAGTTGGCCGTAAGGATGAACGTGCATACATCAGCATACTGTTCCATGATACCACGCAGGGAATCCTGTGCGGTAGGTGTGAGGCCGTCAGCCTCGTCAAGCACAATCAACTTACGCTTTGTGCCGATGCCACTCATGCGAGCGAACATCTTAATCTGCGAACGGATGAAATCAATGCCTCGGTCATCTGAAGCATTTGTCCACAGGACGTTCATCTCATTGTTAGCATCACCCGGTAGGAGCAGATGTACAAGCACGTTAGCGGCGCTCGACTTACCTGTTCCGGGTGGGCCTACAAAGAGAAGGGCTGACGGTGGAACAGACTCTGCCCAAGCCTTCATGTCCCTAACCAAGCCGTCGTTACCAACGATGTGGTCAGGTTGTGTAGGTCGTAGTGCCTCATTCCAATTCATATCGAATCCTCCATCTCAACATTCTTAGTTGGTTTATATATTAAATTTCGGAGTTCATCGTTTTTGGCATCCCAATCATGCGCCCATTCAAGGAATGTATCATAATCAGCACTCGCCTTGGGGAGTGGGTGAGTGCGTAACCATACATGACGCTCGTACCCTTGCCGATGTGTGAGCATATCCTTGTATATCTCAAGTGCATCCATCCACATATCCATATCATCCTTCCTTCCTATACGCAAACCCTCAATGGGTAAATCATGTTCACTTGCCCACAACTGTACAGTTTTTTCCTGTGCAGGGGTAAGTGATGAAAACGTGATACTGCGTACAACACGAAAACCAAATCCTGTATACACCGCTTTTAAAGCCGCATTAAATCGAATTGTGGACAATACGATTCCTAATCCAATATCAGACAACTTACTCATCTGTCTCCCCCATAATGTTTTGATAATCAATTACATCACTCACATCGTTGATACCCATTTCAGATTCGTATGATAGATGTGTCCAACCCCACCCACCTTCGGGTGTCCATTTGGGTGATACAGATGTAACAACACACCCATCAATATCGTGCCAATCTCTCCCGTAATTGTAACGTATACCCATGTGGCGTAATTCAGATTGAATAGTAAACGGTATGTCGTGTACATCTACAGTAGTAGTGTCAACAATTTCATCACCATCTCTAAACCCTAACTTGAATTGATAACCACCTGCTAATTTTCTTACACCCATCACACGTGCATACAATGTGATGTCGTTTCCTGTTTGGTAGTGGAACGTGTTATCACGATATATTAGTATCATGCTTCGTGGGTACAGTTGTAAGAGAGAGATAGCAGTTGTCCATTCACCTACAGTTTTTGTACTCTCATCAACATAAAAACCGTCTTTGTCTCGCCATACCCAACGAGTGTCGGTGCTTTTTGATACGAGTTCTTCTGTCATTTCCATGTCGATTTCACCTGTTCTATGTCTTGCTATGATTTCACCATCGTATCTATCCACCCATCTAAGTGTTGAGCCATCGGGTACGAACCACCATTGTTCAGGTACAACTAATTTAGAAACCCAAAACTGTAACTTGGGTATGCGGTTCCTGATTTCTTGATACACATTCATATCAGTTACACCATCGTATAGTGCGTTTATGATACTCTCACTAAATCGCGCATTGGAGTACAAATAATCATGCTCAAGACCCTCTTGAGTACCTGTCATGTTACGTAACCATTTGGAAAATTTCGTCTTGACTGAATTCCATCTGTACTGTAATGCCCAACGCCAAACAAACTCACCTTCATCATGATTTAACAGCGCACACATAGGAAGAAATTCTATGTCGTTTTCACTTGTAAAGTATGTGTAGATTTCTTCAAGTGTTACTTTACCACCTTTGTTAGTGCATTCCATAACCAAACCTTCGACAACCGACATATCGCCTAATGCTTGGTCTAATGCTTCCTTATTCACATTCATCTCATTTGCTAACCGAAGACGAGCCATGTTCTTGGTAAGATGTACAGGCATAGAGAAAAGAAATTGATTGAGGATATGCGCCTCTTCTCTTGTCATTCCATCAATGCCCAACTTCGGTATCAAATCTAATAACACAACTGCTCTGCTTACTTTCATTTCAAATCAACACTCATGTATAACACAAGAGGAAATTCTTGACTGAACATTTCCCCTATTACCGGACCTAACCATCCTTCTTTGGAGTTCTCAAAACGATACCATGCACCACCCTCGGAGTGTTTTACCAATGTTGCTTCAATGCAAGATGGAAGTGGTTTGTTTGATAGTGTGAGGCGAAAACCATTGTTTACAGCATTGTGTAATGCCGTATCGCTAATGGATTTGAGAACTTCTTTCAATCGTATAGAGAAGCGATGAACAAACGGCTCATCGCGTATACCCAAAGCCTCGTGGTCAAACACAAAGGAACGCATTTTATGTTTCCACGTTACCCACATTGTTTGTATCAAGTGCATCGAATGCCTCCTGTATTTCTTCTTTGAATCGCATTTTCCATTTTGATGGGCGTGTGGTTGTACTCAAACCCCACATTTGTTTTGTGATTTTTTGAATTGTCGTTTGTTTTACATTCTTGTTCTTTGTATATTTTCCAATGAGGTATATACAATCAATCATCAAACAATGTGGAGAGCGTTCGTTGAACCATCTTTCATGCTTACTGACCTTTTCTTTCAATGTAAGCGCTACAAGCCATTGTTCTAATGTCATACCGAGGATGTTAGCGAGTTCAAGAGTACGGTCTTCGCTATGAACTTTAGCAATGGCCTTCATTGAACTGCTTTTTGAAGGCGTACCGGTACGATTCACCACATTAACCGCCCCTGTTTACCCATGCTCGGTAGTCTGCCTGTGACTTTGCTGAATCGGCACAAACTTTGCACCAACCTTCTTCATCAAATGTATCTTCAGGATTCTCTTCACCACAACACTCACATCTACCCATCTCTTCTTCACTCACTCTTCATCCCTCCTATCAAAATCAACGAGATACATAGCATTCACATCTTCATATATCCCTGCGATAATTTGGTCTGCCGTTTGTTGTGCTGTGTCCTCTTGAGCAACCGCTCGTTCCCTACTCATCTTCTTGAGTGTCTTCTCACCAATGATTTTATTTCGACAATTGAGACATGTTGAAAACACAATCTTCCCTCTTGTCTGTTTGAGGATAGGATTAGGAACTGTCAATTGACAAATCTTACAGGTGATTGTTTCGGGTATCACTCTTCCACCTCACTTACTTTGACCCATGTACGTTTACCTGCTCGTTGTACAGCATCCATTTTACTCAAGTAGAATCCAATTGCTCTACGGGAAAGAAATGCACGTTTAAAATCCGTCGAGATGATTTCTTGTACGTCTAATGAATCGAACTCTTTACCCACGGGTATCTGTCTCAACGCCTTTCTCAATGCGTGTTTTTTCATTCCACCTCTACCGCTAATTTCAGTCACTCCGTCACCTCCCACGCTTCATATCCAAACATCAAGGCGGCAATTGACTCGGCCACTTTATCGTATGTCAACCAACCTCTTGTACCGATGCTTGTGCAACCTCTATTCTTATCCCATGCATCGTAAAGGCCCATGCCTCCTGTTGCGTGTTTACACGCTTGGTTCGCCTCTTTCCATCGTGGGTGTAAGAACCATGCTCGGTTGAAATCACCCTTCACGCCGTCACCTCCACGCCACATTCATATCCGTTAGGACACATTTGATATTCCATATCTTTACCAATACAATCTTTGCATCTACAACTCTTCACGCCGTCACCTCCGTGAAGCCGTCATCCAATAGTGTCTCCACTGTTGCCTTCAATACCAGTGGAAAATCTTCTTCTGTGCCAGCACAAATCAAATGAAGTTCAAACAATGTTTCAACAAACTCATCCCAAAGGCGATGCACTTTTTCATATTTGAATTCCTTCACGCCGTCACCTCCACGCCCTGTTCATTACATTCAACTTCTTCGCCCTGTTCGTTTAGGAAAAAGAAAATGTTGATTGATGAATCGTAGTAAATGTCACTTGAGTATTTGTAAATCACGCCGTCACCTCCACGCCTTGCCACCAATCGGGGGCAGGTGTTCCCTTCTCCCACTTGGCGAAGTATCGTTTGTCATGGTTGTAGTAAGCGCGATACTTTTCTACTGCGCACATGTTGTCGAAGTCAGGTAACTTTCTACATTCCATGTGGTCAGCGATAGCAATTGCGAATGGTGTGAGTTTACCTTCGGGAATCATGTCTGTCATACCGGACATAGCGTAAATGGGGCCGTAACAAGCATGAGTTTTGTTGCTCATTATCTCTGATGTTTTACTGAAGCGCACATAGTATTCAAAGAGTAATGCTCGGGCGTGTTGAGCCAACCACTTGAAGTTGGCTCGGCTGTCACCTGCCCATACTGTGCAGGGATGGTGATGGTAGCCACCTTTGTAGGGTGTACCCTTCTTGGTCAGTGGCATTTGCTCATCGGTAGCACCGTGTCGGCGCAGGGCTGATGCCATCATCTGTGCCGCTTCTACACACATCTTGGGGATGTGCTTGTCACAGTGCATACGTGCCGCCACTTTGGGGTCTATGTCTAATACGAATATGTTCATTCACTCGTCCTCCCATACAATACAATCTTCGTACTCTTCAGCAAGTAACTTCATGTTGAGTTGTATCTCACCCTTCACACCGTCATCACGAACAACTGTGAAGTAGAACTCATTTCCTATCCATCGCTCTACTTTTTCAACATTAAAATTCATTCACTCGCCTCCCAAGATTTTGCTTCTTCGTCAGGTGCTTCCCGTACCGATAGTCCGGCTTGCACAAACTCAT